ATAAATGAAGAGTATTTTATTCTTTGCTAGATGCTTTTTTAGCTGGCTTTACAGCTTTTTTCTCGACCTTTTTAGCAGGTGCGGCGGTAGCCTTCTTTGCTGGAGCAGGTGCGGGTGCGGCTGCAACCTTCTTAGCGGGTGCAGGTGCTGGGGCTGGTTTCGCAGCAGCAGCTTTCTCGGCGGCTGCCTTTGCAGCATAGTATTTACGTTTTCTTGGGTTCATTTTACTTTCTCCTTCGAGTATTTGAACTACTATAAATAGTGTTTCTGAAAGCAAAAAGCCCCCTTGCAAACGCAAGGAGGCTTTTTATTGGATAGTCTAGTTAGCTACTATGCGCTACCAGTCTCTCCGGTCATACCACGACACACGACCAATCCGTACATATCTGGACGAACCATCTTCTTCGCGTAACGGGTCATGACACCCTTACGTGGCACGAAGTCTTCAGGTCCGAAGATCGTAGGAGTAGTTTGGAGTGGTACGTATGGAGCGTACACGTATCCGCTTTCAAGGAAAGAGGAACCGCGACGGCCAACGAGGATCACGTTGCGAAGGAAGTATGGGTCAACAATGACATCAAACTTCTTGCTCAGCGAGCCAACTTGGACAGCACCAACGGAACCAGTCTCGTCGTCGTGAGTGACGGAAGCGCGGAATCCAGCAGTGAACTCAAGGATGTTGGCAACTTCAGGTCCGCAGACGATGAAGTTAGCGCCACCACGAAGAGTCTTACGGTGGATTGCAGCGGAAACATCGTTGATTGTCTCAACAAGTGTCTCGTACCACTCAGAAACGGTACCAGTGAAGTCTGGAGCAGCAGAACTAGCACCAACTTCGTTACCGTTAACATCAACAAAGAGACCTGGAGCACGCGACCAGTAGCGAGTACTAGCAGTTGCACCGTTAACGAGGTCAGCAAGGATCTCGCGGTCAATCTCAAGAGCGATTTGCTCAGAGAGAATCGAAGTCAACTCAACCTCTGCATCAAGGTTGTGGTAAGCGTTAAGATCTTGTCCTAACTCTGGAGTCCACTTAGCCTTGAGCTTCTTGGTTTGAGCGGTAACAGCAATGCTGTCGACCTTGATGTCGATCTCTGGGATCAACTCAGAACCTTCAAGTCCCCATGCAGTTGCACCGACAACGGATCCAAGTGCGTTTGAAGCTTCCAGCTTATCACGGATTGGATACTCAGCGGTAACACCTGCTTGAATAGCAACATTCTGGTGGATAATACCAGTACCAGTTTCAGCGCCGAAGAGAACGAAAGTAATTCGATCGTTTGCAGCGTCAGAACCAGTTTGTGCGGTTAAGCGACGGATTTGAACGGCATTGGCACCAACAGCGGTCATGGCGTCCATTCCACTGAGAGCGAAAGCACCGAGGTTGCGGGTGTCACAAGGTTGACCAGTAGCAGCACCGGAAAGTGCAGAAGCTGGAATTTCAAGAACAGCAACACCGTATGCGTTACCAGAAGCAGACAACGAAAGAATGTCTGGATCGTATTGGAGCCATCGACGTTTTTGAACTTCGGTGGAACCGGTCAAGGAGAACGCATCAACAACAGTAATGTTGCCGTCTGGATCGCCTGAGCCAGTTGGGGATGCGTAAGCATAACCACGAGCACCAACAGTGCGTGGACCCGAGAGGTCTTGCTTAAGATCACCAACAAGGTCAAGTCCGCCAGTCAACTGGCTACCAACCTTGTCGCCACCGTAGATTGAATCGGCAGCAGAGTTACCCATTCTACCGGATGTTGTACCGGTACCAAGCTCACCAGAGAAGGTGAAGTCCAAGAAGAAGATGAGTCCACTTGGAAGGCTCATGGGTTGTACAGAAACGAGATCGTTAGCGATCAAGCCTGCGAAAACACGACGAACGATAGGGAATGCAACTGCTGCAAAACCTTCGACATCGCCGGCTGCCATGGCGCTGCTCTCGCGGAGAAGCTCCTTAGCTTGGTTCTCAAGCAAACGTGCCATTGAACCCTTTTGACGGTCAGTTCCAAGTCCTTCAAGAAGACCTGTGCGCTCCCACTTTTCTAACAAAGCGTGACCTTCGGCGCGCATATCACGGTTGACAACTCCTTCGGTCAACCTTTCAATAATACCAGCCATTTTTAAAATACCTCCTGTTTAATTGTATTTAATGGTTTGTGCATCATTTGATGCCAGCTAGTCTCTTCATCCTCTCAGAAAGAGGGTCAGAGGGTGTGCTCTCCTGACGGGTAGCACGAATAACAGAAGATCGCTTATTGCTGATGGCTTCGCTCAGTGATTTGGGGCTGCGCTGTGGCTTAGCCTCCACCGAACTTTGAAGCGTCTCAAAAATAACCTTTGCTTCTGTTACGGAACCAGCGTTCGAAATAGCTTCGGCAATTTTATCTTTTTGCCGCTCATTCAGGGAGGTATTTCTCAATACTCGGTTCGTATAAAGCAAGCGAGCGTTGGAAAGGTTTACATCATGTAAACTTTCTTTAAGCTCTTCTACAACTTGCTTGTGTTGGGAAAGATGCTCATTTAGTTGTTTATTCTCAAAAACTAACTCTTCTTGAGCCTTCTTTAAAGTTTCCATCTCTTCCTCTACATCAGTAGAGCGTCGATGTGCTAATTCTTTTTCGATTTCAAATTTCATATCGTCAGACGAGCGACCAGCCCAGCCGGCAAGATCCGCGCCCATGTCAACGGTAAGCTTCTCCATGATAGCGTCTACGAGGGAGTCAGTATCTAACTCCTGCTCTTCTAAGCCTGACTTGTCCATTTGCTTAGCATCAGCCTCAGCCTCTTCAGCGTCAGCATCTGGGTTTTGCATGGCAATCTCTTCAAGCTCTTCATCTTCTTCGATAACTTCTTCTTCGAGTTCTTCATCTTCACGAAGCCTATCGGGATCTTGACGACGAACACGTGGGTCGCCCTTGCGTTGAGCGGCGCCACCTTCTTCAAGCTCCTCTTCGTCTTCCGCGAGGATCTCAGCAAGGTCCTCAGCGGTAAACTCGATTTCTTCGTTTTCGTCAAGCTCGGCCTCAAGTGCGGCGACTGCTTCTTGAAGTGCATCTAAGTCGATGTTAACTGGAACTTCTTCGCCCTCTTCGTTCATGGTCTCTGGAATGTCGCCTTCTTCTTCAGAAAGGTTATCAGTTGCTGCGAGTGGAATGTTCTCTGCAACATCTTCGTTGGTTGCGCCGGTGTCGGCAGCTAACTCATCTTGTTCCAAAAGTTGGTCGAGAGTTTGTTTAACTTCATCAGAATACTTTTCAATGATAGAAGTCTCGGCGTTTTTAAGTGCCGATTCACGAAGCGCCTTTGCATCAACAATAGCGTCTTTTAATAAGCTTGACATAAATTCATCTCCTAAAGTGGGAATTGTTCAAAATAAATAGTGTTTTGTGGGGCAAAAGGAATAATTTACGAACCGTTTGCGCTTGTAATCCACCATTTAACACCATCTGAGTGTAAAGTTCTCGAGGAATAATTGGACTTGAGTGTAATTTCCGTAGTAAAATCAATAAGTTCGCCTTCTGTTTTGATTTTAACAACATTGTTGGCTCTGATTTTATACTTTTGGTTTTCATTAACGGTTGTCTTGACCACAATAACTCTGCCATAGTTCTCTTTTGCCGGCGGCAAAGTGACAGTAACATTGTTGCTGGTAGTATCTAATAGTACAGTATTATCGGTATCTTGTATCTCATAATTTTTAGCATTAATGCATTTAATTGATTTAAAAATACTTCCATTAATATGTGTTTCTCCATTTGACTTAAGCTCTTTGCCTATCTCCGCATTAAGCGTATTTGTGGCGCCCTTTACGGTCAGCGTATTATTAGTCAAATTATAAGTAAAGTTTTCGCTGCTCTCGAAAGTCTTGCGACCTTTAACTTGAATGGCGTTTGTACTCCCGGCAGCATGGGGCACGTTAGAGTTGATATAATTGTCATATAAGTTTTTAAATGTTGTATAGCGCAATTCGCTACGGGAAGCGTCATAAATTAATATTGTGTCCTCGCCACTAACATTTTGTCCACCCATTGTTACATCAAGGGCATTGTGGGGGTCAATTTGCAATTTACCATTATTAAAATTAACACCACCATTAGTAGCCAAGTCAAGCGTCAATCCCTCTTCTGTCAGTTTTACGCCATCGTGTTTTTTGATTTTTAAATATGATTTCGATGCTTCCAAGCCGAGTCCGACATTAATAGACTCAGCAGGAACCTTACCGGCTAACTTATTGGCTGGAATATTCGTCAGTCCGCCGGCAGAGCCGGTTATAGTGTTAAAAACAGCATTATCTGTTTTGAAATTCTTGCCATCGAAGACAAGGTTTCTGTGTGCCCTAACTGCCTTATCACCTTCGTAGGTCAAGATACCAGCTTTGTTTGTTGTTATAAGCTTTTCTATGGCAACGTTATTAACTGTTGCGCAGGGGCTTTGTGCGTCCGTGTCATAAAACACACTCGCACTGACGGTATTTTTGAAAACTTTGACTCCGCCAATTTCTTGATCTGCGTGCTGATCAACTGAGCCTTCAACGGTCCCTTTTAAAACATTGTAAGCCATACGTTACCTCTTCGACTATAAATAGGTTATTAATTTGTTTTATCTCTGATAATAAATGCACCATGGTTGGTATGAAACTCTGGATGGTACTCAAAACCAAACGTATCCAAGATATTAAATACCAGATTTCTCATGATTTCAGAATCGCCAGTTATTATTTTTAACGGAGTCTCGTTCATCAAAACAAAGTTTGTAACTTTAATTTCAACATCGCGATGATATTCTCCGTGTAAATCTAATGTCTTTATTTTTATCATAAACATAAATAGTCAAAAAAAAGGATGCCCCCCTTTCGAGGGGCATCCAGTATAAGCAGACTCTAATTCTAGATTAGAAGATCTTCCATGCACCATCAGAGATAGCCATGAGGGAGACTGCACCTTGATCGGACTCAATCTCGATCTGTGCAACGCCATCAATGCTATCGCCTGCTCCAGCAGCAACAATAATTTTGTTGGAGCCAACAAGCGGAGCCTTAACGTGTACAACGTCACCAGCGGATGGGCTAGCTGGAAGTGTCCAGGTACGGTCAGCAGTAATGTCGGCAGAGCCGTAGTTAAAGCCAACTGCAAGGTTACCAGCAGCATCGCCGATAGCGTTCTGAGCGCCACC